CGTACTTTTTACCGTTCCACACATAGTTAGGCTTTAACTCGCGATGCCATTGTATTTCCATAGCTTTCTGCGACCTGCCTCGCAACTTAGGTATAGTTTGCCACATGATGCGACCGCGACCGTCGGTAGCTTTGTTTATGCGACTAATCAGTCGTTCGTTTTCTTCCTTTTCCCAAGACTTTCTCATTGTATTTTGCTTAGTTCGTGAATTTCGTTTTCTCTTGCGTCAATCATTCGCACTAATTCGTCGTATGATACGCCTGTATCCTCAACCACTTTTTTTGCCACCAACATAAAATCGTTAGGTTTCTCTCGGTACGCTTTGTTAGCCTTGTTGTGACCCCAACCCGTAGTCAGGTTGAACTGTCGGAAGCTACCGTAGTGGTGTTCAATAAATGTTCTTAGTGTCATTAGAATTGCATAGTTTCGTCTACCTGTGGTGCAGATGCTTCGTTCAACGTATCGCGCAAGTGAAGCATTTGCTTCGCCGCGTTTTTAATCTCATCCAAGTTAAATTGCTTGGCTTCGGTAGTGGCGTGGACAAGGTATTCCATCGCTGCGTTAATAGCCCATTGACGGCTAATACGTTCGTCTTTCTCAGCCCAATACGCTTGTTTATCATCTGACTGACCCTGCGCCTTCATCTTCTTAATCTTCAACTTTGTACCCCAGTTGTTTGTTTGCTTGTCGTATTCGACTTCTTCGCCAACTTTGTACGGTGGTGCTTCGGGTGAAGTGCTTGACGCCGTGCCTTCCGTACCGTCTTCTAGCTTTACCCAGAAATCGTGGAAAGTTTTACCCTGCCATTGCCAAGGGTTGTTGTCTGTCTTTTCAATTGATGTAATCTTAGAAATCATAGTTCTCGATTTTTAGTGGTTTGTAAATAGTGATGAGTCCCCAAAGGTATTTCTTCACCGTGTAAATTTTGATGGGTGGTTCGGGATACGAATGAATTGCTATGCACTCGCTCCTCACGCGTTGAATAACGTCTTCAGATACTTCAGGCAAGCCGATTTCTCGTCGCCACGATAACCAAGCGTAGATTTCAGAATTTGTCATTTTCTAAGTCAAAAATTAATGTAAAGTAGCACCAGTCGATGTCGTTTAACTTTTTGCGCAATTCGTCCTTGGTCATCTCAGACACGTAACAGCGTGTCATCTGACCAACCGAACCTTTCGTAAACGCTACAGACTTCCAACCCGCAGCAACATAACGCATGGTGTTTTCATACACGTCGTCTTCGTTTACCTCTTGCCAGATGTGACCGTTGTGTACAGTCGTTACGTCTGCACCCCACGCGCCTGTAACTTGCGTTTCTTCGTGACTATACATTGCCATAACCCAAATCTTTTTGTACTGTAAACTGTTCTTTGTGACGCTTATCCCACGTGTTGCCACGTAACGAAGGGTATTCTGTCTGCAACCGTCGGCGCATCCGCGTGATGCTTTCTGATGATGACAGGCGTCCCGTAGCCAGTGACGCTAGAAATTCAAAGGCTCGCATCTCCTTTATCTCGATGCCTTGCTGTTGCAACTCCCTTGCCCAGACGTTTGCAATCAACGCGTTGTCGTCATCGCGCAATGCCATGTGGTCACTAAGCATACGCTTAACCGCATTTCTTGTGTTGTTGATTTTCATGGTCTCTTACTTTTTGCGTGGGTCAATTCCGCGTGTTGGCTCACTGCCCCAAGACAGTTTGTGCCAGTGTCGGTTTTGCTCGTCGTCGTAGTTTTTGTCAATCCACTCGGACTCATCAAATACGTTAAACTTCTGCTCTGTCGTCAACTGGCTAAACTCCTTGTTGTACCAGTCCTGCGCGATGCGCTTCATTTGTGGTGTTACGTTCATAGAAATGATTTAAATGATTTGTGCAAATATACACAAATGTTTCATTCTAACACACCTTGAAGCAATTTTAACAAATACCCCTAGAACCCTTGAATTTGTTGACTTTTTTAATATCTCGCAAAAAAGGTACTAGGTATCCACTAAACACCTAAAGTCGCTATATGGGGCTGTAAATGGCCTTAAAACAGATTTACGGTTTTGGCACAAAAAAACCCCCGTCCACGTTTGGACAGGGGCTTTCGCTAATGAGGAAAAAAGTCAGCCTAGGAAAAAGGCTACACTAATTTACTTCTTATCTCGGTTTTTACCTAGCACTACAGCATTTAAAATGCGACCAAGAATGTTGACGATTTTGTCGTCTTTCTTCGTTTCGGTCAAGGCTGTGATTGTGCCAGCCGTAATGAGCACGGCGTTTAAAATTTCGCTCCAGTTTACTACAAAAAATTCCATCATTCAGTGATTAAAAATTTATACTTCTCTTGCACCTTAAAGCAAGGGCAAGCCTTGTTACTAAAATCGTTGTGACCATACAATTCTATGTGGTCACCGACTACCAACTTTAATGCGTTCCACAGTTCTAGAAACGCCATGTCTTGTTGTGCAGTCATTGTGTCTGTGTGTTCGCGCATAGAACTTACACCACCGATGTAACAGACGCCTATGCTGTCCTTATTGTTGCCTCGGCAGTGCGCACCTACTACGTCTAAGTCGCGACCCTTAGCTATCGTACCGTCAAGGTAAATTACGTAGTGATACCCGATGTCGTTCCACCCTCGCGCCTTATGCCACATCCGTATGGTTTCTACGTCTATGTGTGCGCCTTCAATGGTGTCCGAACAGTGCAGTATGACTTTGTTAATTTGCCTCACTCGATGCCTTTTTTAGCCAGCAAGATTTTGATTTCGTTAATGCCGTTAACCAGCACTTCTAACGTCTCTTGCACCTTGGTTTCTTGTTTTTCCAGTGAATACAAGCGGCTCTTTATTTTTGTGACTTCGTTGGTCATCTTGACCCATGTTGCTATGATGCCGCTTAACGCGCCCACTACCACACCTATCAAATCGTAATCCATCGTCGCATATAGTATATAAGTTTCGCCTCGTTTTTGACCTTATTAGTAGTCTTTGACGCCGATTGCTGACGCAATTGCTTCGAGTTGCTTGCTGCGGAATCTTTCTCTGTCGACATTTAAATTACCAAAATAGTTGTGCTTACTTGGATGCAGGTCTGCGCCTGTGTTCGTGCTGTACTCAGGAAATAAACCTGTATTGTGACACAGGTAATCTACTAAACGACTACGGTAAAACATACCGATTTCCGTAGCCTTGTTTACGACCATCTTGATGTCGTTTAGCGACGCGCTAGTGCCTTGCTCGTTGTCAATTAACGTCACGCTATTATTTGAGAATCGCAGACGCATAACAGGTGCAACTTCAGCAAAAGCCAACTGCACCAAACACGGCTGGATGTACTCTGTAACTAGCGTCTCGTAGTTGCCTGTAAGCGTAGAATCAATAATGTCTTGCTTCAACTTTTCGTCGAGGTCAGTGCCTAAAGCTGGCAGAATCCATCGGTCTTGAGCAATCAAAATGTACGGGTGCAACAGGTTGTCATCGACGGCAGAACCCAGTGCCGTGTCTTTCTTAATGCGCGATGCGTTGATGTATAGCGTAGCCATTATTGCTTGTCGATTGGTGCGATTGCTTCGTCTCCTTTCTGAACTATGTAAGGGTTGTTACCTACGCGACGCATAACGTCGTCCCAATCCTCGTATAGCCCGTCTGTGGTGTCTGGAAGACCATCGGGTACATATACATATATAAGACGTTTAAAACCGTGGTGGCAATTTTTTCCTCCAGCCCACTCAAAAATATCGTAACGGCTTTGTCCAGCGGCAGCAAACTGACCGTTTACTCCGTCAGCACTCATATTTGCAATATCCTCATAACGGTACTGCACACCACCATCTGCTAAGTCCATCATTTCTACGCAAAAATCTCTACTCTCGCCAATTGGCTGACGGCTGGTAGCTTTGAAATATTGATACCGCACGGCAAACAGATTACCCTGTGGACTTACGACATCGCCCCAATCAGAAACGAGGTCATAATTAGAATAATCTTCCAAGCCAAATTCGTACTTGGTGTGAAGTCGTTTGTCATCTGACGTATCACTTACTATTTCCTCCTTCAGCAGAAAAAATTCTTTCGGCAGTGGTGCATCCTTGTCCGCTAGGTGATTTAACCAAATCGAACCTTGGGTTTCGTTGATGCGAACTGGCTGCTCGGAAAAGATTTTTTTTTTTTCTTCTTCCGACTTCTGTTCGATAAATGACGCTGGCACAAGGTCTTTAAAATACACGTCTAGGATAATGCTGTTACTCGCTAACAACGGCGCAATACCTTCTAGCAGTGTTTCCTGCATAGGCTCAATAACAGTCTTGCTGTACAAGTCATACGCGTCGCGCATCTCATCAGCGTTACTTCCAAATCCTCCACCTTCGCTACGCAAGCCAAATAACAAAGGACTCGTTACCCTGTGTCCCGACAAAATTTCTTGGAACGTCTGCTTGGCAAGAAAATCGTACGTGTCGTGTGGGTTGGCAAGGTTGAACGGTTCGACTGTTGGTGCAGAATCCTGACCGTCATTAAACGTCATGAGAATTTTACCCGCGTTGCTTGCGCCGCCAAACTTGTCGTAAATCAATCGTTCTAAATCGCGTCGCTCGTCGTCTGTAGGAATGCCACCGTTAAACGACAAAACCATAGACGGAAACAATCCGTTTTTTATGTTCTGCAGATGAAACTCAGCAATGTTTTTGTCTAATTCGATGTACGATGTAGCACCTGCGTAATCAGGCAAGCCGTAAAACAAGCTAACAGGACTGTATGTCTTGATGTGTACAATCTGACTAGCTGCTGTTCGGTCATTGGTGTTAAAAGCAGGTATAGGGTTAGGCTTAAATGTTGACTCTGTGCAACGAGTCCAGTCAGTGCTGTGGTAATAAATCTTGACCTCATCGTTGTCGTCCGCTTTGCCGCAACGCATAGTAGACGCGGGGACGTGATGTACTTCGCTAATAACGCTACGGTCTTGCGACCAAATCACATTTAAATACGCATTGCCGTACAACTTTAAATCAAACGCTGCTCGTTTTAAAGCGTGATGCTTGAACATTCCTTTGGTTTTCAACCATTGGTCAATGCTTTCATCTTTAGTGTCGCACTCTAAACCTTCGCCGTAAATCATATCAGCACTGCCCGTCACAATTGCGCCGTGAATGCTAGAATTTATAAACAAGTCGTCTAAGTACAGCGGGTACAAATTGTCCTCGCCAAAGAAAACCCAATCCTTGTTGCTGTGGTCAGTAAACATAGGTTGCTGATACTGCATATAGTCAACAACACCTAGCTGCGTTTTTTTCATAATCCTTTATCTGTTACAATATATAAGTAAAGTTGCATACAGCCTATATGCCTGCTTTTTCGCTTGCTTTCTTGCAATGATTTGGTTCTATACTGTCAAGCAAATTAACAAGCCACAACCCAATATTTGAAAGTGTCTTTTCGCGTTGGTTAGCACCAAGTACCGCAGAGACGGAATGAGTACCGAAGGGAACGCCTCGCTGCGTCAGAGTCGATGTAAGGAACGAACCCGAACAAACCGACACCACCTTACTCACGGAACGAAAGAAGCTGTATATAAGCCCCCAAATCGTTCTTACAAGGCTTTGAGCGGTAAACCACACAGAGTCACCAATCGTGTAGGCAATACCAACAGGAATAGCTACCGCCGCTAAAACGAGAAGAAATAAAACTTTATATGTCTTCTTCAGGAAACCAGCCATTGTCAATCATGTATTGTTGATTCCGAATCGTGGTATCGCTTGGGACGATGTGACCGAACGGGAACTTGTTATTAGTTTGAACGTATGCGGAAAGCGAATACCGTTCCTCGGATGTAAGCTCGGGGAAACACGCTACCAACTTCTCAAGGGTTGCAGCTTCGTGTACGTGAATGAGGTAATCCGTATCCACTTGCAGCGCGTTCTGGATTCCGTCGGGGTGGACTACGATACCGAACACGGTTGAAGCCGCTTCGCCTTCTGCCTGAATGAGTACGGGCCGCGAGATGTTGTAAAGTTCTCGCGTGATTTGATACGCTCTTCGTTCGCTTGTCTGCGTGGCGGTTGGAAGTACGATGATATATCCGTTCATCAGTAGATTGAATAGAAGGTGTTGATGTTGTCCTCGATGTTCGTGCGGTTGGTTGATTGGTCGCTGTGATAAACGATA